CGTCGTATTGATACGTCGTGACGTATCTTGACGACGCCTCACGTTCCAAATATTGTTCAAAATAAAAGATTCCGTCCCGTTGGTAAAAACGTGCGCCAAACGCCACACATAATTCCCGCAAGATGTCAATATATTTCGGATATATGATTGTTCCATCTTCTTCCTTATCTTGATAGACACGGGAATCAAAACGAATCAATGTGGACACGTCGGTCGTTGTTTTTGCGAACGTCATGTTGGTGTCCCAAACGTTCACAATCGTCCCCAAAAAATGTTCGGTTGATGAATATATTTCCGACAATCCGATGGATTGCGTGGCCTTAAATATAAGGTTTTGAATCGTTGTGAATCCCGTTGACGTGTATTCTTCATTCGCCAAAAATCCGATTCCATCCGTCGCCGTGATTTCCACGATGCGCGGTTTGGAAACGTCGTTGTCGGTCATCAAATCTTGCATGATGATTCCCGACCAAAATGTGTCGTTGTAATCAACGCCGTCGTGCAACAATATTTTCATGAAGAATTCGTCGTCCTGACGAACCAAAAGTTTGTTCATGAACGTGTCGAACGCGCCGACATTATTGTATGCACTAACGACACATTTCGACCCGATAATTGGCGAAACGATGTCGTCGGTTTCCCCAGAATATTCCAATTTGAAACCATCTTCCGCAACATTGAACGACGTGGTTGTTCCGCTGAATCCCGTTTGGTGAATCTCAATTTTGTATTGTTTGCCGTTGCTCGATTTGAATTCGGAAAAAAGACGTAATCCCATGTTTAAAAACCTCTATATCTTGAACGTGTTCGTGTTGCTTTTTCGCTTGACAATAGGATGTCTTGACCGCTTAATCGTCCGTAAACTTCAACCGCGCCGTTGCCACCGCCTTGCATCATGGTGTTTAATTTTGACAATGGGATGACCGCTTCGGATTCTCTACCTTCGCCAATCAACGCCAATGTTGGTCCCGTCACGATTCCCCCTTCGGCCAATGCGGGGATTCCGCCTTCACCGCTTGCCGCTTTTGACATCGACGCTTTTATTGCACCCGCGGCGGCAATCATAGCCACACCCGCGGCCAATGCTAACCCCGCCCCGATGGGCGTTGGTCCCGCCAATAACGCTTTCACGAACCCAGAAACGGCGATTGAATATTGAATAAACATTTGTCCCAACTGCATTAAAAGGTCGGCAAAACTTCCAAGAATAAAACGACCCATGTCCGCGAATGACGCTTCACCAACCATCATCGCCCCCGCGATTTCAGCCATTCCCGAAATCGTATTTCGTGCGAAATTCTCAATTGCCTTTCCGCCGTTTTCCGCCAATTCCAATTGCGCCAATTTTAACCTCACATAATTTTTGCGAAGATTTTCAAATTTATCGTTGGTTTTTTCTTCGTCAAATGGTAGCGGGTCAAAATCTTCCAATGCGCTTGGGTCAAGATTTACATTGAATGCGTCGCCATATCCGTCCGAATCCGTCACGCCGTCGAGTGCTTCGCCGTAATTATCAAGCGCAACGATTCCGTTGTTGAGGTCTTCGTTTAAATCTTCGACTTGCCCTTCCAATGTCCCCAATGAACCCGTTGTTTCTTCGGTTTCTTCTTTGAACAAACCAAGGTCTTTCTTTATTTCGGTGACAACTTCGCCAATAGATTTGAACGCGGGAACCGCCGTTTGTTCCATCTTCTGGAACGGCTTTACCATGATTTTGTCACGACCAAAGAATTCCGCCGCTTCGTTGAATGCGCTAATTAATCCATTCACCTTTGGAATCACGGCGTTCACCATGCTCGCAATGGCGTTTCTTGCCGTTGCGCTGAATGCTTTAAAATTGTAGGCGACGTAAATGACACCCGCCGCCAATGCCGCAATCAATCCCACAATCAATGTGATTGGTGACGTCAAGATATTAACGGCAACACCCAACGCCGTGGTTGCGATTGTCTGCAAAATCGTGGCGTTTCTTAATACGACTAAACTTCGCGCAAGGCCACCAAATATAAAAATCAAAGGACCCGCGACCGCCGCAATTCCCGCAATGACCGCAATCGTCTTTTTCATTGCTGGGGACAATTCATTGATGAACGCCGCCAACGATGTTAATTTCTTAATCAATGGAACCAATGCAACGGCAATCAATGCGCCGAACTCAATCGCCACACCTTCAACCGCTGAACCCAACGCTTTGGTTGCACCTTCCGCCGTTAGATTCATGACGTCCGCCATCGATTTCGCCGCCCCCGCGGATTCTTCAAATGATTTTGTCAATGGGTCAATCTGGTCAACACCTTCGGCCAAAATTGTCAATGCACCTTGCGCGGCTCGTCCAACCTCATCTTTTGCATCAACCAACGTCAAACCACTTGCCGCCAAATCGCGGATGGCTTCGGTTGTTGGTTTTCCCGTTGTGGCTAATTCCGAAATGATTCGACGCAATTGTGTTCCCGCCATTGAACCTTTGACACCCGCATTCGCCAACAACGACATCATGGCGGTTGTTTCTTCTAAAGACATCCCCGCGGATTTCGCAATCGGTGCGACCATCTTCATTCCTTCCGCGAATGATTCCATGTCCATTGATGACGTGGAAAAAGATTTGGCCATCACATCCGTAACACGTCCCGTTTCGCTAACATCAAAACCAAAACCGCGTAACGTTGCGCCCGCAACTTCCGCCGCCCGTGCCAAATCGCTTCCAGACGCTTGCGCCAAATTCAATGTGGCTTCGGTTACACCTTCGATTTGTTTCGCGGTGAAACCAAGTTTCGCAAATTCCGTTTGTAATCCCGCAACCTCACGCGCTGAAAAGATAGTCGAACGACCCAATTCTTTGGCGTTGTCCGACAACATTTTGAATTCTTCAGCGGTCGCACCCGATACGGCTTTGACCTTGGCCATTTCCGCTTCGAATCCTTTGAACACATTGAACGACATTGCACCCAATGCCGTGATGGGCGCGGTCAACTTCATGGACAAATTTTTGCCCGTTTGTTGCATCTTGCGACCCATGCGGTCCATGGCGCGTTCGGCCTTGTTCAGGTTCGTGCGGAACGGCTTAATGTTCGCCGTTAATCTAAAATTTAAACTACTTATGCCCGCCATTTGCTTTCGCTCGTTCTTTTCGTTGGTTGATTACGTCTAAAATTTCCCCACGCGTCCAAACCTTGCGGTCCTTCTTCGCTTCTTTTTCCCACGGAAACACAATCAAATCTTTTGCCTTGATTCTCTTTTTTGTGTGTGGGTTCAACAAAATCGTTGTCATCCAACGCGTGCGTTCCCATTCCGTTTGTTCTTTTCTGCTTTGACGTTCGTTCCAACCCTCGACCAGATTCGCCCACTCGCGTGGCAAAAGGTCGTAAAATTGGGACGGCATCAATCCAATTTGACCGAACGCGAACGCTTCCAAGGTGTCCCATGTGGCAACGTCCGTTGATTGTTGTCCCGTTCGGTCAACTACTTTTTTTCCGTCTTGTTCGCGAATTGTTGTTCAAAAACGTCGAATGCCTTTTCAATCAACATTTCATCTTCATCAATCCAATCCGCAACGTCGGCGACATCATATCGGAACGGCGTTTTTTCTTTTCGCGCCCCGTCTTTAAATCCGCAAAACATTAGCGTGATGGCTTGGTCCAACGTCATGTCGTCACCAAGGGATTCCAATTGCGCCAATGTTGTTCCCGTCATTCTTGAGAATTCACGCAATGCGTTGAATCCAAATCGAATCGGGTGTTTTCTTTCACCAATTTCAATGATGTGTGTCATGTTCTTTTTGTTTTGTTGTTGTTAAAAATGGGAACGCCCGACGGACGTTCCCCTTATTGTTATGCTACTGACGCTTGCGTCAATACGCCCGTTCCCGTGAATCCGAATGAATAGGTCACATTTTCTTCAACGCCCGCCTCTTGTTCGTAAGAAACTAAATACGCGTCGCCCGTGTAATCAATTTCACCGCTTGTTGCTGAACCGAATTTCACTTTCACTAAAGTGCGGTTGTTCAATAGGGTGAACAATTCGTCGGGTGTATCGTAATCACCAGTAATTGAATAAGTGACCAACCCGTCACCACTCAATGACCAAGATTTAAGACCCTCTAAATTTTCTTGCCACCCCGCCGAATCTTTGGTGGTGGTGTCGCGTGTTTCCATTGAAACAGAAAGTGACGCGCTTGTTGCACGTCCTATGATGTCGTATGACGTTCCGTCATCTTCGCTAATTTGAATTACAACGTCCGTTGAATTCATGATTGATGTTGCTGGCATAATTCTACCTTT